GTTTGGCCTGCTGGCCATAGCGCATAATCTTGCAAAAGTAGCCTCTTAGGAGGCTTCTGACGAGGGAAAAACGGTGTAAAACGTGAAATCTGTAGAAGGAAACTTGTAAATTCCTTTTTGAGGAAAAATCCAAACGACTTCAATCTGATATGAAACGACAGAGGCCATCTCAAGGTTTATTTTGAGACGGCCTCTTCATGTTTAAACATTTTGAATAAATGTAATTCTTGAAGTCTAATCTTAGTTCGTGAACAAGAGGAGAGATTTCCTCGTATTTATCTATTAGTTTTGATAATTTATCTCGGGTGTTATCTTCAAGTTCCTTTAAACTACTTTCGCTTAACTCCGGATTGGAATTTTGCTTCTTTAATTTGAATAAAATAATTTGTTTTTTAATATGGAGATTATAAATATACCCAGATATTTTATGAATGTTGTCAATAATTGATTTATCGTCTATAAACAATTCTAATAACGCTTCGCTGGATTGTTCTTCTTGGTATAAATCATCCATTTTCTTGATATATCTATCAATATCATCGTTGTCATCTAAGGTTGGAAGCCGCATGATATGAGAAAGCCATTGGTATAATTTTTCGTTGGAATTTATTATTGCATTCCTTTCAGTAGAATATATTTCAGATTTTACATTAGTAAGTAGAGATAATTGACTTTTAAGAACTTCTGTCTGATTGATGAATTTTGTTTCGATGTCCTTTATTTTATTTGTAATTCCACTTATTGCTTGTTTCTCTATTAATTTCTTTATCCATTCAGAACATAGGATGATAATTAGCTGTATCAGAATAAACAAAAGAATAATTTTCCAAAGTGGATATTGTGATTCAATCAATGTTTTAGTTATTTCTCCTTCCATAATTATTATTCATTTTCATTAAATACAAATGCTCCCTTTTTATATTCATTACTCATATCTCTATTTTCATCTTTAGAAAAAGCATAATCATCTTGAAATTTTGAAACATATAATTCTTTCTCTCTATCTGTTGCCAATAATTCAACTCGAAGATTATTGAATATTGCATATTTTTCAATTAGAGGTTTAAACTTTTCTCTGCCATTACTTGATAGGCAATTGTAAAATAACATAATAAGTTCATATTGTGATAGACTAGCTCTCATAATGCATGCATAATCATATTTTTTATTTTTGTCATTTGTAAAAATTGGAGCTTCGTCAATAAATTTAAATACTCGATATAGGTGTCTAAAATAATGGTCTAAGATCCCAATATCTTTATCTTCTTCATATGAAATTATTCCTTTTTCTTTAATATCATCTTTGATTCCCCACAAAGGAGTGTCTTTTTCTTCATATAAAGCTTTGAATATTTGTCTGCCTGATATTTTTACTTTATTCAATAAATTACTATTGTCATAAGCCAAGAATTGCAAGTTATTAGTTATATCTTCTTGGATTTGAATAAGCTGAAATAAGTTACTTTCAAATCGTTCTAATGCAATATCTTTTCTTTGCTGCTCATTAGCTTTAAATTGTACCCAAAAAGCAAGAAAAGTAAGTATAGCCGCTGCTATCGCGACGAATGGTCCCATTGTTCCTCCAATAGTATCACCGATGGTACCAGTTTCTTTATAGAAATAATAACGTTCAGATTCTGTAAAATATGTAGGTAGGTAACATATTCCACCGATGATTATTAGAAAACCCACTAAGTATATCCAAAAATCTTTGGTAAAAGTTTTGTTTTTCATATACTATTTGATTTTTTATTTAGGTAATTGATAAAAGCACTACAAGACACAAGCATGAATAATGCTTCTTCTGCCTGAGGAGCATTGGTATCATCCATCAGTGCATGACGAATACCTGTAGTTTTGTCATTGGTGTATCCATAAAGACATTCAAACGCTTTCCTCAAAACGGTAGGGACAACGACTCCTTTTTCCTCCATCTTTTTAAAGTTAAGTACATTTTCCCCAGTTATATTTCGGGAGATAGCTTCAACTGCAGATATGGATTCCTTTATGGAATTTCTATAATCAGCCACTGGCTTTTTAGAATACAATTCCAACGCATTATTTAAATGTATCTTGATATTATCCTTACTTGTACTTAATGCAGTTTCTATTTCTTTAATTTCTTCTTCTGATGTGATTTCTACAATTTCCTTGTTTACAATCCTATATGCAAAATTTAAACGTCTAAAATTACGGTTCAATTCGCCAACAAAAATATCGGATGAAATAGAAATTCCTGAATCTTTTTTACCATTAAAATATAGGTATTTAATACAAATTTCAATAAGGTCTAGTTTTTTAAACCATTCATTTCGTTCGTTTTTTATGTATTTAGATATTATATCAATGTAAATAGTCCACTCAGATTTACGCATATTTAGGAAATTTGTCCAAATATATTCATCTAAGTTGAGATATATAAAAAGACAATCAACGCTATTTAGTCTTTCTTTTAAAATATCATAACATGTTAGAATCGCATTTTTTATCTCCGGTGTAATTCTTTCCCTAATAATTACATCTGATGGTTTGGTGTAACCATATCTTTCAGAAAATAGTGCCATAGTTTATTCTCCTTTCTCAATTTTTATTTTCTTTCCACAATGAGGGCATGTTATAAAACTATTGTCTTCCCTTTCTTCATTAAACAAATCGACAACATTAACTCCTAGAGCCTTAGCTATATCTCTCAATTTCCCGATAGTAGGATTGCCGGAAACGGCTGCATATAACGCCTGGTAAGTAACTCCCATCTTCTTTGCCAAATCTTGCATGGTTATTCCCTGCTCCTTACAGATTTCTTGTACTCGTAGCATATTATTCAAATTATAGTTTGATGCAAATATAGAAACATTTTTCAAATTATAGGTAGATATATCAAAGAATAATATCAAAAAATAATTTGAAAATTTTCTTCTAAAAGTTTTGTTTATTCAAAATAAAGTTTGATATTTGCAATCAGAAAATCAAAATATAATTTGAATAACAATTTAAACACATACGATTATGAAGACAACAAGCAGTGAGTACATCAAAGATATCAAGGCTCAAATCAGAATTATCAATGAATCTCTCAAAAGAGTGCAAGAAGCTGAAAAGGTTCAAGAAACAACAGTTAATGCACGTGAGTATGAGAAAGCTAAGAATGAAGCTATAGATGCAAGTGCAGATGTGATGATGGCGTTAGAAGAAGCCGTAAGACTTGCATCAGGTATGGGGTGCGCTACTGGTCTGTATGACATAAACAAGTACCACAAAATTGTAGAACTTGATTTTAGAGAATCACACAAGTAAGTTTAACCAGCAGGGCTTATGCCCTGCATAATCCCACACACGATTATGAATACATATTACAAATTTTGTCCGAACGTATTTCTTGCAAAATGTGATGAAAAGCATGAAAAAGGTGATGCCATTCTTGTAACCACCAAATACGGCAAAGAGAATGAAAGCATAGTGTTTAATCTGATATTTGAACGTGATGGCTTCCACTATTATTCGATCGTTCGCGCTGATGGCTTTAACGTTCAAGAATGGGCAAAGCGAAAGGCAGAACGCCGGCTAGATTGGGCTGCCACTGCAGAACGAAAGAGTGAAGAATACTTCAAAGCATCAAACAAAGACAGTGATTTTCTCTCGCTGGGTGAACCTATTAAAATTGGCCATCATAGCGAAAGACAACACAGAAAAGCCATTGAAGATGCCTGGAATAATATGGGTAAGAGCGTAGAGTTTGACGAGAAAGCCAGAGAGCATGAAAGAATAGCCCAGTATTGGGCAAACAAGGCTGACACCATAAATCTTTCAATGCCTGAAAGCGTGGACTACTATGAACATAAGTTAGCAGCAGCAAAAGAGTACCATGAGGGGCTGAAATCCGGCAAATATCCACGTGAGCACTCATACTCTTTGACGTATGCAAAGAAAGCGGTAAACGAAGCTCAAAAGAATTTTGATTTGGCAAAGAAACTTTGGTTATAAACCCGGTAGCCTTCGGACTACCACTATTTAAGATGGTTATGAAAAGAGAAAAGTTAACGGTTAAAGCATCAGATGTAAGAAGCATAAAAATGAGCGTAAATCCGCCCAAAGTGGTAGTGGATGCAGGTTATAGAGTGATTCATGACGGTAAAATAAGATGCTGGGTAGGTATAGGCTGGTTGACCGAAGGCAGAGCGTCAAAGAGTGACTATTATAAGATACCAGAGGTTGTAAACGGATAATTTAAGATAGCTATGAGAAATGTAGATATTGACGTAATGCGAGAGATTTTAGAAGAGCATGGCATTTTAGTGAATGAAGATGTTGCTAAATCCATAACAGAGGATTTTGTATGCCATTTAGAAGTATGTAGAGAAATGGATGCATCACAATTTAGAGGATGTAATACCGAATCTGATACAGAGAAAATCATGCGATTAGAAGCAGAACTGAAGAAGGTTAAAAGAGAGCTTTCAAAGGCATCTACAGAGAATGAAGTCTATAGAGATAATGTTATGAAAAGACATAACGCATCGTCTGTATGGATTGAAGATGGAGTGATAAAATATAGTTATGGGGTATGAACGAGAAAGAAATCCTGCAAGAAATAATCGAGTGGTTGGGTAATGATACCAGCTACTTGTCTACAAGAACAGACTATGCCAGAGGGTATAAATCCGGTATAGAATGTGCAAAAGAAATTGTTGAAAGCATCATCAATAAACACAACCCTGATTTATTAGCAAACAATTAGCAAATTGTTTCGTATGTATTGAATTGTTATTCAAAATTGTCTTCATAATGGGGTATCTTTGTATAGATACCATCGCGGGGTAGAGCAGAGGTCAGCTCGTCACTTTGACTTGGTGAAGGTCGTGGTTTCGATTACCACCCCCGCAACTAACATTTAAACTTTACACGATTATGGAAATACTTACGCTTATCATCAAACAGAAGTTCTTTGACGAAATCTTGTCGGGCAAGAAAACACAAGAATTCAGAGAAATCAGACCTACAACCCAGAAGAAATACTGCCAGCTTGACGCTGACGGGTATTGTGTCGAGAAAGACGGTGTTTTGCAGCCTAAGCGTTACGATGCCATCCAGTTCTTTGTAGGCTACAATAAAGACAGGGCCAGCGCACTGGTAGAAGTCAAAGACGCAAAGATAGAGCTGTTTGAAGATGAGAATCACAATCTTATCGAATACACCTATCAAGGTGAGATATACCTGGCCGCACAGGTCGTTTATGACCTTGGCCGAGTGATAGAAAAGAATGTTTAACCCTTTAAAACTTGTTGTTGAGTCAGAACAAACAGAAGTACATTTTCAACGAGCAACTACCGTGGGGGCCGCACTGGATTGACAGACCCGAATACAGGTAGAACCTCTCAGGGCGGTAGATATATCACCCGCCGCCAGCAGTATTATAACGTCCGCACAGGACTTGGTATGAGTGGCGGATAATGACACTGCAAGAAAGGACATACAGCTATATTGACCTCGTCAGACAGAATACTGACGGGGTTTTGCTGTTTCTGTCCTTGGGTAAGGATTCTTTGGTCTTACTGGACATGATCTATCCGAAGTTTGAAAAGATAGTCTGCGTGTTCATGTACTTTGTCAAAGGTTTAGAGCACATCGAAAGATGGATTGGATGGGTAAAAGCCAAATATCCGAGGATAGAATTTGTTCAGGTGCCCCACTGGAACCTTACCTACATTCTTCGCGGCGGCTTGTATTGCGTGCCAAACCCGAAAGTGAAACTTTTAAAACTGGCTGATGTGGTGAAGGCCATGCAGCTCAGATACGGACTTTACTACACGTTCTTGGGCATGAAGAAGGCTGACGGCATGAACCGCCGTCTTATGCTGAAAGGCTATGAATCCAACGGGTACGAGAACAACGGTATGTGCTACCCTTTGGCAGACTGGACGCAGAAAGACATCCTGTCCTACATGAAGCAGAACGGGCTGCCGGAGCCTGTAAGGTATTCGCTGAAGGCCAGTTCTGGTGTAGGATTCAATCTGGATTGCATGTTATGGCTGGAGAAGAACTACCCGCAGGATTTACAGAGAATTTACAAGGTGTTTCCGATAGCTGAGAGAATCCTTTGGGAACATGAACAAAAGCAATAGATATGGAACTGAGCAAATACATAAAGAGTGAATCGGTGGAACTTAACCGTTCCGCCATTCACTTCGCTGATTATAATCCCCGCAAGCTTTCTGAGGAAGCCAGAAAGACGTTGAAGCGGGGTATCAAGAAGTTCGGACTTGTCGGCGGAATAGTAGTCAACAAGCGGACCGGACTTACTGTCGTGTCCGGCCACCAGCGCCTTAGCGTGATGGACGAGCTTCAGAAGTATCCTGAGAACGATTATAGACTCCGTGTAGATGTGATTGATGTAGACGAAAAGCAGGAGAAAGAGTTGAATATCCTGATGAACAATCCAAACGCACAGGGTTCATGGGACTATGACGCTTTGGCCCGATTAGTTCCGGACATTGATTATCAGGATGCGGGACTAACGGCTGCCGACCTGAATATTATTGGCTGTGATTTCCTCCTACAGACAGAAGAAGAAAGTTCCATCGCGGAAGCTTTGGAGGATATGATGGCACCGGTAACTGAACAGAAAGAAGCCGAGAAAGCCGCCAGGCAGATGGAAAGAGCCGAGAAGGTGGCCCACATGAAGGAAGTCAAGCAGCAGGTAAAGGATGCCGTTCAGAAGCAGGCACAGGACATGGATGCTTACTTGATGCTTTCTTTCGATACGTTTGAGGCCAAAGCGGCCTTCTGCGAGAGATTTGGTTACGACCCCTACTCCAAGTTTATCAAGGGAGAGGTATTCGATGAGCAGATAGAAAGAATTGAATGAGAATCTAGAATATAGGAGGTATGCCGAGTTAGAAGGAAAACTTATAGTCAGTTGTATCAACAATCAAGACGAATAATGTACAACGCTGGAAGGCAATACGGGCTTGGTACAGACAGGCAAAGAAGTATAAGAGACAGAACGAGGTCTATAATGGAAAGATATACAGCGAGAATAGACAGTTATTTCTCAAAGAGAGGAATTGATATCTATGGCAACAAGCCTGTTTCTCGCCGCATTTATATGGGTAACAATAACGGATGATTTGGTTATGAAAAGTGAATCTCAAAAAAGCAAACATACAGGACGAAAGCCGAAATTTGATTACAAGAGTGAGGAGTTTCTCTCTCAGGTGGAAACGTATGCCAAGAAGGGATTCACGGACAAAGAAATCGCTTTTGCTTTAGGATTGTGTCCCCAGACATTCAGTGAGAAGAAGAGTGAGCACTGCGAATTAAGCGAAGTGTTAGCGCGCGGGCGTGCGACCATCACGGCTGCTGTGCGTGCAAAGTTCCTTGCGATGGCTTTGGGCGGTATTAAGACCAAGAGTACTGTAGTCAGGAAGCTGAAAGACCAGGACGGGAATCTGACCGGCGAAGAAGAGCTTCAGGTGAGCGAGAGTGAGCTGGCTCCCAACCTTCAGGCCATGTCCGTCTGGCTGTATCACCATGACGAAGAATGGAGGAAGGTTGAACGCCGGCAAGACGAGGAAGCCGATATTCCAAAGGACATTGACCACGGAATTTCTATTGACTCATGGATTAAATACAAGTTGAAATGATTATTCCCCAGACGATATATCATCCGTTATACACCGACAAGGAGAAGTTCATCATCCTCATTACTGGTGGCCGTGGATCGGGAAAGAGTTTCAACGCTTCCACTTTCATCGAACGACTGACCTTTGAGCAGACTCCGGTGGAGAAGATTGTCCACCAAATCCTTTATACCCGTTACACGATGGTATCTGCCGGCATGTCTATTATTCCGGAAATGATGGAAAAGATAGAACTGGACGGAACCACGAAGTATTTCAAGACAACCAAAACCGATATAGTAAACCGGATGACCGGCAGCCGTATCATGTTCCGGGGTATCAAGACTTCTTCCGGGAATCAGACGGCCAAGCTGAAATCCATTCAGGGTATCACTACCTTTGTCTGTGATGAGGCGGAGGAATGGACCAGTGAGGAAGAGTTTGACAAGATTATGCTCTCCATCCGTAAGAAGGGAATCCAGAACCGGATTATCATAATCATGAATCCCTGTGACTCCAATCACTTCATCTACAAGAAATACATCGAGAATACCCATCGGCTGGTGGAGATTGACGGTGTACCGGTTCAAATCTCAACTCATCCCAATGTTCTCCACATTCATACGACTTACTTCGACAATATCGAGAACCTTTCTCCTGAGTTCCTGAGAGAAGTCAAGGAAATGAAGGAGAAGAATCCGGAAAAGTACGCTCATGTGGTTATCGGCCGATGGGCGGACGTGGCCGAAGGTGCCGTGTTCAAGAAATGGGGTATCGTGGATGAGTTCCCCATGTGGTGCAAGAAAGTGGCTATCGGGCTGGATTTTGGTTATACCAATGACCCCACAGCAGCTATCCGATGTGGAATCATAGACAATGCACTGTATCTGGATGAAGTGGATTATAGAACGGGACTGCTTTCGGGAGACATCATAAAAACCTTGCGGCCTTGGAATCTGAAAGTGATTGCCGACAGTGCAGACCCGCGACTCATTCAGGAAATACACAATGGAGGTATCAAGATTTATCCAGTAGAGAAAGGACAAGGTTCTGTCAATGCGGGTATTGACAAGATGCAAGGGATGGAAATCTTTATCACCAGACGCTCCTACAACCTGCAGAGGGAGTACAGAAATTATGTGTGGGCAAAGGATAAGGACGGAAACTACATCAACGAGCCGGAAGACCACGATAACCACGGTATTGACGCTGCACGCTACTATGTGCTGGGAGAACTTCTGGGCAGGATTATGAAACCGAAAGATGTTTCAGGAATATTTGGACATTAAACTTTGAAATATGACTTTAGAAGAAATTTTAGCCATGCCGGAAGTAGAGAGAAAAATCTACTATCTGAAGAAGGGACGAAAGACCGAGCAACCAAACGCTCACGCCCTTTACAACGACTGGAATCCGAACAAGCACGAGATAGTGATAGATGAAGAGAAATACCCGAAAATCAAAATCACTACCCAGCCTGAGAAACGGATTACAGACCCGACAACCGGGAAAGAATATGTCGAGCCGGCGGTAAGGAAAGAAGTTGACCCGAACCGGATTGCACTTCCTATCGAACAGGATATAGTAAACATTCAGACGGCCTTCACCGTGGGGACAGAACCGGTTCTTGACTGCCAGCCGGACCAGTCGGAGGAAAGCCTTCTTTCTGCGTTGAAGCAGGTATTCAAGAAGAACAAATTGAAATACCAGAACAAGAAGGTCGTCCGGGCATGGCTGGCCGAGCAGGAAGTGGCCGAGTACTGGTATGTGGTTAGGGATGATGGTTTCTGGGCCAAGCTCAAGCGCAAGATTTCAGGAATCTTCGGCAAGTCAAAGCCTGAATACCGTCTGAAGAGTGCCATCTGGTCCCCGTTCCGTGGCGACAAGCTCTACCCTTTCTTCAATGACCAGGGGGATTTGGTGGCCCTGTCCCGTGAATACAAGAAGAAAGACCTGAATGACGTGGAGATAACCTGTTTCATGACCATTACCAAGGACATGGTTTACCAGTGGGAGCTGACTAGCAGCTGGTCAGACAAAGGTTCATTTGCTCATGGGTTCAAGAAGATGCCGGTGATTTATATGTATCGTCCGGAAGCATACTGTGAAAAGATAAAGAGTCTCCGCGTAAGACTGGAGAAACTCCTATCAAGTTATGCGGACTGTATCGACTATCACTTCTTCCCTATCCTCATGCTTTTTGGTAACGTGGAGAATTTCTCCGGTGAGTTCAAGAACCGGGTGGTCGAGCTAACCGGGCAGGGAGCAAATGCCCAGTACCTTACCTGGTCTCAGGTGCCTGACACCGTAAAATTCGAGGTGGAAACTTTGCTGAGCCAGATATACGGACTGACCAATACACCCAGAATCTCTTTTGACTCATTGAAGGGTACTGGCAATGCTGTCTCCGGCGTGAGTTTTGACTATGTTTTCATGTCTACCCATTTGAATGTAGAGAACCTGAACGAAACAGTCGGCGAGTTTATGCAACGACGTGTGAACTTCCTTGTCTCTGCGTTGGGTTCCGTGAATACTACTCTTGAAGCAGCCTCCGAGACCATCGACGTGGATGTGCAGATGCAGCCATACAAACTGGAGGACCTCAAAGACAAGATAGACACCGCCATCAAGGCCAAGGACGGAGAAATTTGGTCACAGAAACGAGCCATCACCTTTGTAGGGAACGTGGATTCCGTTATGGACGAGATTGAAGCCATCAAGGAAGAACAGGCAGAGAAGCAGAAGAACGACATTGAGAAACAGGAACAGCTTTCCTCTCTCAAAAGTTCAAGTAGCAAATCTGAAGAATAGAACAATTCAGTCAGAAGAATTACGGGGCTTATACAAACGATACGGATGGAAATCTAAAATATTGACTAATTGAATAGCGGTATCTTTCGAGGTGTCGCTATTTTTTATGTAATTACTTTGTTTTTAGTACCAAAATTAGTACCTTTGCATAAAACGAAAACATAATGGGGTCAAAAGAGAAATTGATAGAACGGTTCAAGAAGATGCCAAAGGATTTTACCTTTGAAGAAACCCTTTCTTTACTTGGTTACTTCGGTTATACCAAGCATAACAAAGGGGCTACTTCCGGTTCCCGTATCCGTTTCAAGAACGAAGAAACCGGGCAATACATAGACATACATCGTCCACACCCGGGAAGTATAATGAAAGCGTGGATGATGAAAGCGATTTATCAACATTTGAAGAATAACGGTTTAATATAAAGGATTATGGACTATTTGGAATACAAAGGTTACAAGGGTTCTGTGGAATACAGCAAAGAGGATAATTGCCTTTGCGGTAAAGTACAAGGAATGGGCAACAAAGCCTTGATTCTTTATGAAGGGAATACCATCGACGAACTCCGAAAGGATTTTGAAGAAGGGATTGACAGCTATCTTGAAGGATGTAAAGCGGATGGTGTTGAGCCGGTAAAACCGTTCAGCGGGAAACTCAATCTGCGTATGACTTCCGAGCTTCATGCCCGTGTGGCTGCATTTGCCGCAAGTACGGGAATGACCATCAATGATTTCATCAACAAGGCCATTGTTAATGAGTTGGAGCATGATTGTGCGATGTAACCTGATTCAGAAAGGTATTAACGCGCTGACAGAGTAACTGGCAGCTATAAATTTGTTGTGATTATGATAGATGTTAAAGAATTAAGAATAGGTAATTATGTTAAGCCTATAAATGATAATGGCAAAGAGGGTAACATTGGAACTGTATTTGCTATAGGGAGTTATCTAGTTAGCGTTAATGGTAATAATAACCAATACGATTATCATCAAATTGAGCCTGTTCAAATAACTGAAGACATATTAAGTAAATGTAAATTTGTGAAACGAGAATGGGATGATATGGTGGTATATTATAATCCACTGATGGAACTCGATGCTTATTTTCGTTTAAATAGAGTTGGTTATGATGTAGAAGTGAAATATTTACATCAGCTTCAAAATCTATTTTTTGATTTGACTGGGAAAGAGTTGGAAGTAAAGTTCTGATTTATTATGGAGGAGATAATAAAAAGGTTTATTGTTTTTTTTGAAAGTGACAGAATTTCAATTTCGCGCAAAATAGCTATCCCTTTATTAGTAGTATTGACCATTTTATTATTGGATAATGTTTTGGGAACATCATATTATTGGATAAACGAAATGGAAACTGATTATATTGTAAAAGTTGAGGAAGCTAAAAAAATATGTGAATCTGATTCTGTATTAGTAGCTCATTTTGATGAAAAAATATCAAATGCAATAAATCGACAAAATGTTTTTCAATGGTTTGCTTCATTGTTTAAAAATACAGGGCTTGAAAATGTAGAAGAGTCCAATAGTACAAATTTAAATGGAAATATATTTTCTAAAATAGAGGAATGGTTCCCAGAGATTAAAAGAAATCAAATGTGGCATACCATAACTTCTTCTCTTTTGTGGATTATTTTTTTAGCTTTCTTATCATTATTCCTGATTTTTGCACCATTTGTCGTTGAGAAGGATAAAATTGCTACTATATTAGGTGTTATAATTGGAATTGGTATATTAGCATTTTTAATCTGGATAACTCAGTGGATATTTGGTTTGATTCCTGTAATACTTAATAGAGCATACATAAATTATATTTTGCAATTAATAATAAACCTCATTCCAATAATAGCTTTGACTGTTGGAACAATAAAGGAAGTAAAGAAGAAAAAACTTTCATAATATCTTCAAATATAAAAAAGCGTGATTACCCCAGTAGTCACGCTTTCTTTTTGCCTAAAAACGAACATTCTCCCAATTGTTTCGTATCGTTAGTTTTAAAATTTCCCCCTCCCTTTCTCTATAAGTAAATTTACCGTATGAAATTATTAATCAAACTCATACGGTATGACAATCTTTGAACAAATCTTGGCAGGACTGCAACAGAAATTCCCTGGGGTGGACACTGCCACACTTACCCGAATTGCCACAAAGAAGGCAGAGGGTGTAACGGACGAAACGAAGGTAAACTCTATTGTTGAGGGTATCTCATTTCAGGACGTGATGCAAAATTATGGTGATTTCCGTGCAGGACAGGCTCAGACTTCCGCTGTTTCAAACTACGAGAAGAAGCATGGACTGAAAGACGGTAAGCCTGTCGAGAATCCGAAACCAGAACCACCCAAACCAAACGACCCTCCAAAGCCACAAGAGACAGACATCGCAAAGATGATTGCTGATGGCATCGCCGCCGGTATCAAGCCGTTTGCCGACAAGCTGGCCAAAATGGAGGAAAATGAAGCGCAGGCGCAGCGCAATTCTCAGATTTCAGCAGTGGCGAAGAAGTATGGTATTCCCGAATTTATGCTGAAAGACCGCAACATTCCTGAGAATACGGACTTGGATACCTATTTCAAGGACATGAAGCAGGATATGTCTAACAACGGTTTTCAGTTCTCCAAAGCTCCTGAAACTGCCGAACAGAAGCAGGAGAAGGAAGCGAGCGAGTTCGCCAAAATGATTGAGGCGGACACAAAATCTATTGTCGAACAACAAAACAAGTAATTTATGTCAGCAGGATTTAAGTACAACATTGAGCCTGAACCGTCCATCGAGGAACGCTATGACGTTTCTACCGGTGTAAGACGTAGAGGCCCTTACAAGCTGGATACGGCCAACCTTGTCGCTGGTTCGTTTCTTCCATCCTTTACACCGATTGCCGCCGACTTGGTGAAGAAGACCGCTCAGGTGGCTATCCGTGTAGAAGTCTATGAAAAGTTTACCACCGGTTCCAATACCACATTGAAAATCAAGAAAAACTCTTTGGCTTATGTGGGTATGCATCTGGGTAATGGTTCTCATGGAGCTACCATCAACAGTATTGACAAATCAAACAAAGCTTTCGATAAGTTGACGTTGGCTGCCGACTTTGGCGAAACAGTGGAAGCTGGTACTGTACTCTATGAAGCTACAGCTGTAAGCGGTACTACTCCAAAGGTAGTTGCTAACTCAGCTTTGTACGGAAGAGTACAAGTAGAAGAAGGCATTGTATTAGTTGCTCTTTTGATGCGCGCATTCGAGATTGAGCCTACTAAGTTGGCTATGCCTTTCTCTGACATTGATAAGGCTAACATGCCGCATTTCCAGTTCAACGCTGCAGGCGTGCAATCCCCGGATGGTGTTTCGTATGAACTGCCAGAAGCTTCTGATTCTGTGATGGGAGGTATTCAGTTGGGATTCTCTCAAAGCGGAAAGAAATATCCAGTAGCATTGGAAGGTGGAAAGGCGTATGTAGAAGTACCTTGGACAGACAATAATACTACCTATCAGGCAGCTAACTCAAGTACTTTGGGATTGGTAAAGCAGGGTGCAAAAGTTGATGATGCAGCAGGTGGTGATGAGAAGGATAAAATTAATGCTCTTCTAGCATCATTGAGAGCTGCAGGTATTATCGCAAGCAAATAAAGAAAGGAGGACTAATATATGATGCTAACTATTCATACTCTGTTTAACGACCCCAACATCGTTAACGCCGTCATCCAGCGCGTCCTTCAGACCCGTAAGGATACAATCTACTGGCAGCAGTACCTCGATTTCCGAAGAACGACTACCCGTGTGTTCAAGGACTACATCGGTCAGGTTACTGGCGTAATGGCCGGTTCCATCAACTCACGATACGGCGAGAAGCCTATCCGTGAACGCCGGAACATCGGTTCAGGTTATGGGGAAATCGCTTATCTTGGCGATGCTTACCAGATTTCCATTGACCGTTTGTCTGATTTGCAGGACTTGATTGACAAGTACAATGCAGCTAAACCTGCCGACCAGGTAGCAGCCATGCAGGAAATCGTGAACTTCATCTATGATGATTACCGTCAGGTGCTTTTGGCGGCCCATAAACGTATGGATATTATCGTAGGTTCACTCTTGATGACAGGAGCAGCAACAGTCAAGAACAAGGACGACAATGCCGGAGGCGTTGACCTTCTCAACATTGAATTGCCGTTCAAGTTTATTAAGCCTGATACCGGTGCGAAGACTAAATTCATTACCTATTTGCAGCAGCAGATTAATGCACTTAAAGCGGACTACGGTAATTTCCAGAAGATGATTATGTCACGTGGAACTTTCGTGAAGAATATTATCGGCTCAGCGGAATTTGGTGACAAGTTCAAGATGCAGCTTACCAGTAACGAAATGTATATGTCAACTGGATTGATTACCTCCCAACTGGCTTCCTCAGTCTTTACCGGTATCGGACTTCCGGCCATTGAGATTAAGGAAGATTACGTGAAAGACCAGACCGGAAAGAACGTGCAGATTTATGCAGATGACCGTATCACTTTGCTTCCGCAGGATAAGGTTGGTTACATGCGCTTCCACACTCCGTACGAAGCAGTGGACGGCGTACCGGGACGTAACTACACCCAAGCCGACGGTGATATGCTTATCTCCGGTTACAAGGACAAGAACGGACGTTATCTGGAATACACGGCTGAGTGGATTCCGCAGATTACAAATCCGAACCTGATTGTGAACTTCGATTTGACAACCATGAACGCATGATAGTAAACGACTACATATCACAGAAGTTTCAGACCTTCGGCATTAACTTGTCGGAGGCTGACCTTTTGGAGATAAGTCTGTCTTCTGGGATAAGCGGAGAGGATGAGATGGGCCCGTCAAACATCGGTCTTGTGTCGGTGGCGATGGCGAAGTTCATCCCCTCTCTATTACTCCGTGCCACTTCCATCAGCGAGAACGGTTTTTCTATGTCCTGGAATACTCAGGGCTTGAAGGAATATTACTCTTTCTTATGCAAGAAATACGGTCTTGAAGACACGCTGTCAGATAAACCTAAAGTCAGATTCCTATGATATTCGCTCCTCATACATTACAGGTTAAAGTCATCACTCCGATGGACACGGACGAATTTGGCCGGCCCATTCCCGGTACCGGCGGGGAAAGCTGGCAGGACGTGTGCAAGTGCCGGTGTGATGATAACTCCACCAAGGAGTTTACTTCGGAGAACGGCGAGGTATACCGACCGAACTATCACGTAGTTTGTGAGAAGAAAATCTCACTGAAGGCTGGTGATGAAGTCAGGTGTATGGACGGTGAGAATATTAGGGGAACTGGAAAGGTTTGCATGGTAAAGAATACGAATTATTTTGGTTACTCAGAGATATGGATGTAAAGTTTGATTTTTCGGACGTGGATAGCTTTTTCGACCAAGGTTATGCCGAGGTGAAAGCCGTTGAAGAGAAGGTTGGCAAGGAAGCTGTCGATTACGCAGTAGAGCATGGCAGTTATCAGAACCGGACCGGAACGCTCCGTAAGTCAAACAAGTATTCTGTTCAAGATGACGGATTGGAGTTGAGGAATGAAGCCGAATACGCTTCTTTCGTAGAATCCAAAGGATACGAAGTCCTGACTGGTGCAGCCCTATATGCTGAGAAACGATTGAAGGAGGAAATCAAATGATAGTAACTACCGATATAGCGAACATACTTTACCGTGATTGCCAGCCTTTCGGTATTGAAATCGTTCCCCATGGCAAGAAGCTGACAGGCGAATTGAAATCCGAAAGGATTGTTATTCACGCAAAGAAACAACAGCCAGGAACGTACTGGAAGAAGTCTTTCGTAGAGGTGAACCTTTGCGTTCCAGACCTGAAGGAAGGCGAAGCCAACACCATCCGGCTGAATGCGTTGGAAAAACAAGCTCAAGAACGGTTTGATGGTATAACCGGACGCTACGACGGTACTACCTATCATTATTCCATCGACACAATCGGAACCGAGGAGGACACAGCCTTAAAGTGTCACTATGTGAATGTAAGAATTTTGTTTGAAATTTTAAATGTGAAATAATATGGCAGAAGCAAAGAAAATCACAGCCGTGAATATCAAAAAACTTTTATATGGAGAAACGAGCGAGATTTCCGCGGATTTGACCGGACAAGCTCTGTACACTCTTTTGCAGGGTGACACATTGAAAGAAGTTAAAAATATTCATGGCGACACATGGACGCTCGAAGAAGCGGAAGCGAGCCGAACGAACTATAAGAACCAGCTTACCGGCAAGACCTATCGCAGCGACAAGGAGATGGGTGACGTAACCGTCAACTTTACGATTGGTGAGTACGACTACCCTACCAAAAAAGACCTCATGGGAGGTGATGTCATCAACACTGATAAGGGTTGGAAACGAGCAAGAGGCAAGGTAAACATTGAGAAGTTACTTGTTGCTTTGACTGACGATGACCAGTATTGTGTCATTCCCCGTGCTGACATCGGTGCCCGAGAAGCTACTACCGATAAGGCTATTGGACTACCGGTGAGTGCTGTAGAGTTAGAGCCAAAAAACTCGGCAGTTGCTCCGGAATACTGGTTTGATTCAGAAGAGGTCAAACAAGGTGTTTAATGCCTATCCAATAGGTAGAGATTGAATTCCATAACAGGGGTGGGCTTTATGGCTTCACCCCTTAATTTTTATTATATCAGAATGAATCAAGGAGCGAAAATAGTATCAGAATCCATTATCGGAGGTGATTTCAGGACGGTGTTTGTCGCCGGGAAAGCCTACACGGTCTACCCTCCTACTGTCCACAAACTGGCCGGGGCAATCTCCCATCTGTCAGGCGTACAAGAAGCAGACAATTTGAGAGAAGTCCTGCTATCCTTGGGAGAAAGCGAGGCTTACAGCAAGGCTCTTTCCTGGCTGATAGCTGGTGACGAAAGTTTGAGCGAAGAACTGGCAAAAGGAACATACGAAGAGAATGTGAACGCATTGGATGAAGCACTCTCTATGATTGACTCAAAGGTTTTTCTCAAAGCTGTCAGCTTGGCGAGGAACGTAAGCCTGCTGGCAGCGAAACCGAGGTCGTAGGAAATGATACTCTCTTGGGACAGATTGCATCGTTCATGGAAAATCTGCATCTGTCATACCGGGAAGTGGTCTACGAGATACCGTACAGAAACTTAGTATTAATGCAGCGTGACAAGCTCCATACCGTTACAGGGACAAAGGTTACAAAGGTACAGGGTAAGGACATGGCTTCGCGCAGAAGAAGAAACAAGAAATAGATATGGCTACACTATATTTTAAAGTCAGTTCAGATTATGATGAGGTTATCCGTCTGAGGAAGGAATGTGAGAAGCTGGAAGCCCAACTCAAAAAGATGGACGTAAACAAATCCCCTGCAGCCGCCAAGGCTTTGGAAACCCAACTGGCATCTGCTCGCCAACAAATGATGGGGCTGGTGACCGAGGCGGCCAAGGCTGGTGCTGTGATGGAGAATGATTTGAAGAAAAAGCTTAATTCCGCGTCAAAGGCCTCCGATGAACTGACAGAGGAAATCATCAAACAAAGGAAAATCATCCGTGATACGCAGGATGATGTCAGACGGCTGTCTGATGAATATTCAAAGATGGGTAAGTATTCTCCTAATTCAAAAGCTAAATTAGCTGAACTGAACCGGGCTAAAGCAGCCTTGAACGAGCAGAGATACTCCCTTGGCGAATTACAGGACCAGCAGGCCAGAAACAGGCTCGAAGTGAGGAAACTTACAAGAGAGTACAAGGAGTTTTCCAGTGGAACTAACAACGCTGATGAGATAGTAAAATCCCTTACGGATTCTTTAAAGCGTACAGCCGCTGAAATCGGTGGACTGGTGGCGATAAAGAAATTCGGCTCCGATGTGATTGAAGCAACCGGAAAGATGCAGCAGTTACAGGTAGCTCTTTCAACCATCCTTCAGGATAAATCAAAAGCAGACCAGCTCATCGCCGATATTGTCCAGTTCGCGGCCAAAACACCATTCAATCTTGACGATGTGGCGACTGGAGCAAAACAGCTTTTGGCATACGGTTCCTCGGCCGATAATGTCGTGAATGAACTTTCTATGCTTGGAGATGTGGCTTCCGGATTGCAGATTCCTATCGGGCAGCTTATTTATCTGTATGGAACATTGAGAACGCAAGGACGGGCCATGACAGTAGATATCCGTCAGTTCGCCGGACGAGGTATTCCAATCTACGAAGAACTGGCCAAGGTATTAGGAGTTTCCAAAGACCAGGTAGGTGAACTTGTGAAGGAAGGTGAGGTCGGATTTAAGGAAGTTGAACAGGCCTTCAAAAACATGACATCCGAAGGAGGGAAGTTTGCCAACCTTATGGAAAGCTCCGCCGGGACGTGGCCCCAGCGACTGTCGAATATCGAAGATACCCTCTTCCAGAAAATGAATGAGTTCGGGAACAAGTATAAGGAAGTTTTTGAGTTTGGCATCGGTACAGCCGAGGACTTGGTGGAAAGTCTTGATGATGTGTTGTCTATTATGGGCGGACTGATTGCAGCTTACGGAACGTACAAGGCCGCGTTGATTACCGCAGCCGTAGCGCAGAAGGCGGTCGGATTCGTTGAAAGTATCCGTCTGATAGTAATGTACAGAAAGGAATTGGGACTGGCCACCGCTGCGCAACAGGCTTTCAATGTCGCTTCAAAATCCAATGTATATGTTGCTCTGTTAGCAACGCTGGTAGGAATCGGTACGGCTATTTACATGTACACCAAGAGAACCAATGAAGCCACTGTAGCACAGGAGACGCTTAATTCGGTGAACAAAAATGCCGATGAGGAATTTTCCAAGCAGGCAGCAACGGTTGACAGGTTGTCCGGCGTATTGAAAAGTGAAACTTCGTCCCTTGACCAGAAGAAGAAAGCCTTGTCTGATTTGCAGGCCATCATCCCATCTTACAATGCCAGTCTTGATGAAGAGGGCCGACTGATAAACAACAACACAGAGGCTATTAAATCCTATCTGACGCAACTGGAAAAGCAGATACGGATGAAGGCTGCTCAGGAAGAGTTGGAGGAATTATACAGAAAGAAACGTGTTCAAGAAAAAGACTATAAATCAAGTCAAGAAAATTTTGAGAGAGTAAAGAAAGAAAATCCACTTGGAGAGTTTTATGGCGAATCTGGAGCGAGATTACAGCTGTATACAGCACAAGAGAGAAGCAGCGCAGAAAAAAAAGCAAATAAGGCAAAGGAAGCATTAGATGAAACTATTTCTGCTATTAATGCTTTGGAAAAAGAGATTGAAGAATCGTCTTTATCCGATAAAAAAGAATCCCCACAATCTACAATATCCAAAGAAGTAGAAAATGCCACAAAGCGTATTAAGACACTCAAAAAAGAGATAGCCGACCTTCGTAGCGGGAAATTGCAGGCAGAGGCTGGTAAAACTGTAGAATCTGCTATCAAGGCAAAGGAGAAAGAGTTGCAGAGTGCAGAAAAGACCTTGGAAACACTTACCGGTGCCAGGAACAAGGATGTGTCAAGAGAGAACGCGACAACATCAGCCGGAGGGAAACTCTCAGACTTGGAACGTAAACAAGCATTAGAACGTGCAAAAGAAGCTGTAGACTTAGAGAATCAGGTTGAACAGGCACGTATTAATGCTATGACAGATGGAAGTGAGAAGATACTTGCACAACGTGAGTTGGATAACAAGAAGGAATTACAAGCCATTGACAGGGCTAAAGAAGAGTATATCCAAAAGGAAGTACAGCGGCAGAAAGAAATATTCGAAGCCACAGAAGAGTTAAAGGCAAAACAAAATCCAAAGTATAAAAAGAAAAGTTTTGATTCATCTTCTGTTACTGTTGATACTTCCATGTTTGACAGTATTTACGACAATACTAAGAATAAGCAAGTAAACGACCGGCTCAAAGATGAAATCGAGGCCAACGAACGCTACCTGAAAAACTACGGCACGTTCATGCAAAAAAGACAGGCTATCACCGATGAGTACAACCGTAAAATATCAGAGGCCACTACTCAGGGAGACAAGGACATACTCCAGAAAGAAATGGAAAAGGCACTCTCCTCCCTTGATCTTGAAAAACTGAAACAGGGTATCAACTGGGAACTTGTGTTCGGTGATTTGGAAAAGGTCTCCAAAGAATCCTTGAACAAGGTAAAGCAGCAGCTTAGGGACTTCAAGAACTCAGATGAATACAAGAACATGGCCGTTGACCAAAAGAAGGTCATTGACGAGGCGTTGAACAACATCCAGTCAACCCTCATCGACAAAGGCGGATTGCTGGCCGATTTACCTGAACAGTTAAGCGAACTGGCCAAGGCTCAGGAAGAACTGTCACAAGCCCAGGAGGAATACAACGAAGCCATGAGAAGCGGAACAGATGCACAGAAGGAAGCTGCTACAAAAAAGCTGAACGATGCCCAGAAGAGACAGCAGAACGCTCAGACCAATGTGCAGAAGTCAACGGACAAAACAACAAGCAACCTTATCGCTTTGTCGAATGTAATTACCCAGCTTGGTTCAAACTCAGAGATGTCCCTTTCTGAAATCGGAAGTCTGGCCAGTGATGTTGTTGATGTTTTTACAGAAGCAGGAAGTAAGATTGGTGGAATCATTGGAGCTGCATTTTCTCTTTTAGATGCCATTGGAACGCAGGGGCTTGATGGGTTTGTTGACAATCTTTTCGGTAGTGTTTTTAGGTCCGTTGGGGGAATATGGGACACATTGACCTTTGGACTTATCGGGAATAAGGAAAGTGACCCTTATTTGAAAGACGATTTGGAAAAACTGACAATATCAAATCAAGATTTGAAAGCCTCTCTCGATAATCTGGCCGAGAAGATGGACGAAAGTGCTGTTGCCGATGCAACTGGACTTTACGAGCAACAGAAGAAGAATATCGAGGAGCAGATGGCCAATACAAAAGAGATGATGCAACGTTCCGCCGCCGCATACAGCAATGGTTTCTTAGGAATAGGTGGTACCCACTCCAGCAACAAGAGAGTCAACGACGCTATGTCTGCCGAGGACTGGAAACGTATCAGTGAGGCAGCAGGGGTATCAGTTAAAAATGCCGGTGATTTCTGGAATCTGACCAGTGAGCAGATGTACAACGTGGCAAACAACGCCACCGACCTCTACTCAAAAATCAAGCAATACGCCGACGATGGATATCAGAACGCTTCGCAGTATATGGACAGCTATATTGAATACTGGAAGCAGCTCGATGAACTGGAGGATACTTACCGCGAAAAGCTGACCGACACCTCGTTCGACACTATACGGGACGAGTTCAAGGACCAACTACTTGACATGGAATCGGATGCGGAAGACTTCGCCGAAAATTTCGAGAAAATGATGCAGCAGGCTGTGGTGGAAAGCATGATGTCAGATACCTATGCAAACCGCTTGAAAGAATGGTATAAGAATTTTGCAAACTCGATGACGGACGGTACTTTGTCCAGCTCCGAACAAAGCAATCTCAAATCACAATGGGACCAGATGGTCAGTGATGCCTTAGCTGAGCGTAACGCTATCATGCAGGCTATGGGATGGGAAGGTTCTTCCTCCGAGCAGCAGTCGGCTTCCAGCCGTGGATTCGGTACGGAAATGACGCACGAGGATGCCGGGGAACTGAGCGGGCGATTCACTGCCGTGTATGAGTCAAATCTTAGGATAGAGACAGCAGAGCAGCAGCAGACAGTGGCTATCACGGAACTGCGAGGTTCCATCAGTGCCTTGACAGCACAGGCAACTGGAATGTACAATATCGCCGACGAGACACGTACTATTTTGGCTAACTCTTATTTAGAATTACAGCAAATCAGAGAAAATACAGGTGAAATTATTAAACCAATTAAACAAATGCAAGCTGACATCGCCGAAGTGAAACGTAATACAGCAAGACTATGACAGGAGATTTATTTATCAACGGGAAAGACGCACTGGAAACATGGGGCGTCCGTATGGGAGACGGTTTCCTCGATGCCATCGACGGGTTCAATGAAATGAAAGACTACATTGAGAATGAAAGCAGGTTGGAACATGGCAAACGTGTGATAACAGACAACGCAAAAGTGGATTCGCGCGAAATTACTCTTCAGTTCACCATTGAAGGCAGTTCGGAAAGTGATTACCGAAGCAAGAAGAAATCCTTTCAGACAGAGCTGGAGAAAGGAGCGGTGAATATCAAGGTACCGGTACTCGGAAATGAAGTTTACAAGCTGGTGTACCTTGGGAAAAGCATCTCATACGGACTAAGCCCTGACCGATGTTTCGGCAAGGTTTCAAGTAAATTTAAAGAACCGAATCCTATGGACAGAAGCGAATAACGAACATTTCCGTTATTGTTTCAAATGGGAGTCCTGATTTTTAGGGCTTCCATTTTCTATTTATGAACTTTGGGGATATGATTGAAATCAAGGACATATCCGGAAAGACAAGGTTTTCCACCTCCATCAACAAGGGGGCAAAAGGAAAGTTTACGCTGATGAAAGAGGACTATATTATCCTCCCTTTTTCGGTACCCTCTCCCATTCCTTTCAAGCTGGGCGACTATGTGGACCTGTCCGGCGTATTGGATGAATCACTCGGCGGAAAGCTGGCGAAAATCTATGAGATAACTGACATTCAGAAGCCGACCTATAACTCTTCCACCGGAGGGTATGACTACGAGCTTCAGATGAACGCCTACTACTGGAAGTGGAAGAACAAGATTTTCAAGTACACGCCGGAGCATGCAGGAAATGAAGCGTCATGGTCTCTTACTGCGTCCCTTGATGTACAACTTGGTGTGTTTCTTCGCAATCTAAAGGCTCTGGGATACACCTATAAAGGAACAGACTTTACATTCAGCATAGACGATTCTGTAGAGAATAAGGCAGTGGCGATGACTTACGACAACATGAACCTGTTGGATGCCTTATTTTCTATGGCGGGCGAGGATAAGTGGAACTGCGATTGCTGGATAACGGACAACGTGATTCATTTTGGGCGAAATGAGTTCGGAGATGCCGTTAAAATCGAGCGTGGTGTCGAAGCGTCGGCCATCACCCGCAGCGAAAGTCAGGGCACTTATGCCACCCGCATCTATGCGTTTGGCTCAACAAAGAATATCCCCACGAGATACCGTCCGACTGACGAGCAGGCCGTGGTGAACGGTGTAGTCCAGAAGCGGCTTATGCTCCCTTCTGACACTCCCTATATTGACGCATATGAAGGAATGTCTCAGGAAGAAGCTATCGAGGACGTGGTCGTTTTCGATGATGTTTATCCCCGTCGTGTTGGGACCCTTTCCGACGTTCACACACGCACTGAAGAGGTGGAGAACGAGGGTGGCACGAAAGAGACCGTCACCTATTACCGCTACAAGGATACTGGATTGGAGTTCAAGGAAGAATATATTATCGAAGGCCAAGAACTGAAAATCAGATTCCAGTCCGGAAAACTGAATGGCATGGAGTTCGGCGTTATCTTCAATCCCACACCTAAGGACGAGACTCACGGCGAGCAGCTATGGGAGATTGTTCGAAATGAAGACTACGGTCGTCCCCTACCTGATGATATGATGTATCCTGCCAATGGTGACGAATATGTTCTTTCCGGATTTGACATCCAGCTGGTTTCCGACCAGTATATCCCAGAAGCCGAACAGGAACTGAAGGAAAAGGCACAGAAGTATGCCGACAAAGTGAAGAAGGATGACGGCACCTACCCTACTACCCTCAGAAGTTCATGGGTAAAAGAAGATTTGGTTTCCCGCACATTCGAGTTCGGTCAACGTATCAATCTGGTAGATGACACCTATTTTGAAAGCAGGCGTATCTCACGCGTCTTGGGATGGGAAATGAATTTGGACATCCCTTGGGACAGCCCGGTCTATACCATCGGTGAAAGTATGCCCTACTCACGTATCGGAGAAATCGAGGATAAAGTGGATGCACTCACATACAAAGGAAAGAGTTATAACGGGAATGGTAATGGAGTATATGTTATCAGGGTGAATGATTCAACTACCCCTAGTGACAGCAATGTATTCTCCGCATTAAATTCATTGAAAACATTCCTTCGAAAGGACCAGTCTGACGGTACTAACTTCTTGTTGAAGTTCGGTGAGTTCATTGACAGCATGATTGCCGGAAAGGGAGCCGGAATATTCCCGGACGGCCGCGGGCAGTTTGAGAAGCTGGAAGTTCGCAGCGCAATGATAGTAAAAGAACTGATATATAACCGCTGGTTTGCGCAGGAAGGGAATGTGACATACTCCGAAGCCGGAACAATCGAACGAATTGAAC